AAGAGCAACAACTTATACAGCACCAGCAACAGTATATGTATCACTATGGACTTCAGACCCTACAGACGCAGGTAGTGGCACAGAAGTATCCGGTGGTTCATACGCTAGAACAGCAGTTACATTTGGCGCACCATCTAACGGTGTAACTACAAACAATGCTGACGTTACATTTCCAACAGCAACATCTTCATGGGGAGTAGTTGGTTGGATAGGATTAAATGACGCTTCTACTTCAGGAAATCTTTTATATCATTCACCATTAGATTCAAGTAAAACAGTAGATAGTGGTGATGTATTTAAAATACTTTCAGGAAATTTATCAGTTACATTAGCGTAATTGTTTTTAACGATAAAACAATTATAGCATAAAGGAAAATCATGGCACTTATTGTTAAAGATAGAGTTCAAGAGACCTCTTCAAGCACTGGCACAGGAGCATTCACCCTTGATGGTGCAGTCACTGGCTTTCAATCATTTTCTTCTGCAATTGGAGATGCAAATACAACCTATTACGCTATTATTGGTACAGGGTCAGAATGGGAAGTGGGTCTAGGAACTTATACAACTGCAGGCACAAGTTTAGCTCGCACCACAGTATTAGCATCTAGCAATAGTGGAAGTGCGGTTAATTTTACGGCTGGTACAAAGAATGTATTTGTAACTTACCCTGCTAACAAATCACTTTATACTGATGCTTCTGGAAATGTAATAGCTCTTGGCACTCCAGCTTCTGCAACATTAACTAATGCTACTGGACTTCCTTTAACTACAGGTGTTACAGGAACTTTACCAGTTGCTAACGGTGGCACAGGTATTACAAATTTAGGTACAGGTATAGCAACATTTTTAGGCACTCCTTCATCAGCTAATTTAGCATCAGCAGTTACAGATGAAACAGGTTCAGGTTCACTTGTATTTGCAACATTACCAACATTTGGTGCTACAGGGGTTAAATTTAGTGGGTCTACATCAGGTACAACTACAGTTTTATCAGGAGCAACCGCTGGCACTTCTGTATTAACACTACCTGTCGCTACAGATACTTTAGTAGGTCAAGCAACAACAGATACATTAACTAATAAAACACTTACATCACCAACACTTACAACACCAGTATTAGGCACACCTAGCTCTGGCACATTAACTTCTTGTACAGGTTTACCAATATCAACTGGTGTTAGTGGATTAGGAACAAATGTAGCAACTGCATTAGGTGTTGCAGTAGGTTCATCAGGTGCTTTTGTAACTAACGGTGGTGCATTAGGTACTCCAACTTCAGGCACAGCTACTAATTTAACTGGCTTACCACTTACTACAGGTGTTACTGGCACACTTCCTGTAGCTAATGGTGGAACAGGTGTTACATCATCTACAGGCACTACAGCAGTTGTATTATCTACTAGCCCTACATTAGTCACTCCAGTATTAGGTGTAGCTACAGCAACATCTATAAACAAAGTTGCTCTTACAGCACCAGCTACAAATGCAACTCTTACAATTGCTGACGGTAAAACTTTAACTGCAAGTAACTCACTTACTTTAGCAGGCACAGATGCCACTACAATGACATTCCCAACCATTACTTCTAAAATTGGATATTTAAATTTACCTGCTGTTGGAACTAAAACAAGTTCATATACATTAGCTACAGCAGATATTGGTAAATATGTGCAAGTTGGTTCAGGAGGTTCTATTACCATACCAGATGCAACATTTGCTGAAGGTGACGCTATTTCAATATTTAATAATACAACAGGAAATATAACAATTACTTGCACAATTACTACAGCTTATATTGCAGGTACAGATTCAGATAAAGCGTCTGTAACTTTAGCAACAAGAGGTGTAGCGACAATATTATTTATTTCTGGCACAGTTTGTGTCATTACAGGAAACGTTACATAATGAGCGGAATAATGAATATGTTTGTTGGTGTGGGGGGAAAAGCACCTTATCCATTGACTTATCTTGTTGTTGCTGGTGGCGGCGGTGGTGGTAGAACTATCGCTGGTGGTGGTGGTGCTGGTGGTATGCTTACTGGAACTACTGCAAATACAACTTTAGGAGCAGTATATACAGTTACTGTTGGTGGAGCTGGTTCAGGTGGAACATCTTTAAGTGCAGCAGCAGGTAATGGCGGAAATTCTGTTTTAAGTGGAACAGGTATCACAACTGTAACTTCTACAGGCGGTGGTGGCGGAGGTGCTATTGAATCCGCTGGTGCAAATGGTGGTTCAGGCGGTGGTGGAGGAGGAGAAAGTGGCTCTTGGGCAGGAGGCACAGGAATTGCAGGACAAGGATTTGCTGGTAAGTCAGGTCCTGTAGGCTCACAACAAGGTGGTGGAGGTGGTGGAGCTAGTGCTGCGGCTACAGACCAAAATGGTGCTAATGGAGTAGCTTCATCCATAACAGGTTCTAGCGTAACATACGCTGGAGGAGGCGGTGGAGGCTCAAATACTGGTGCAGGCACAAATCCAGGCACTGGTGGCACAGGTGGAGGTGCATCAGGTTTAGGACAAGCATCAGCAGGAGTTCCAACTGCAGCAACTGCAAATTTAGGCGGTGGTGGCGGAGGTTCTGGTGGTAATGGAAATAGTGCAAATGGTGGTAATGGGGGTTCAGGTGTAGTTATATTATCTGTTCTAACAACTAACTATTCAGGTACTACCACAGGAAGCCCAACAGTAACCACATCAGGTTCAAATACAATTATTAAATTTACAGGTTCAGGAAGCTATACTGCTTAATAGGAAAAACATGGCACATTTTGCAAAATTAGAAAACAATGTAGTAATGCAAGTAATAGTTGTAGCTAACCAAGAAATTATTGATGAAAACGGACAGGAATCAGAACAAAAAGGTATAGACTTTTGCTTTAACCTTTTAGGTGGAACATGGAAACAAACATCTTTTAACAATCGTATTCGTAAAAACTATGCAGGTATTGGCTATACTTATGATGAAAGTCGTGATGCTTTTATTCCCCCTAAACCATATAACTCATGGTTATTAGATGAAACAACTTGCCAATGGAAAGCTCCTGTAGATTATCCTGCGGATGAAAAAATGTATTCATGGAATGAAGAAAATTTAACTTGGAAAGAGTTAGTTTAAAGGATAAATAATGTTTGGTATAAGTGCATTTTCAAAAAATCCATTTAGTACAATAAGCGTATCAGGAATTATATCTGCAAATATTGTGTGTAACGCACAAGTAACAGTTAATACTATTGTAGATGTTTTTAATAATATAGCTAATATTAATGCTACTGCTATTGTATCAGCTCTTGGTCAACTCACATTAAATGTAACATCAAGCATTAATGGTACAGCAACTGTAACAGCAAGTGCTAATGCTATATTTAAAGGGTCTGCTTCAATAAACGAAACAACAACCATTACAGCTATAGGATTTAAACAAGGCGAAGAATGGACAACTGTAGCACCAGGTACAGACACATGGTTACAACAAGGATAAAATATGGCAAAAAATAAAATTAGTGAATATTCAGCAACGTCTGCAGACAATACAGACATTAGCAATATTAACATTGCAGAAGGATGTTCACCTGCTAACGTAAACAATGCTATTAGAACTTTAATGGCACAAATTAAAGACTTACAAGCAGGAACTTCTGGAGATACTATTCCTCTAACAGCAGGTGGTACAGGTTCTACTACTGCTTCTGCAGCTAGAACAGCATTAGGTCTTGCTATTGGTACAAATGTACAGGCTTATGATGCCAATACTGTATTTGATGATGTATCAGCTACATTTACTGCTGCAAACTCATTTACCGCTAAACAAACATTCACAGGTTCATCTAGTGTTATCTCATCTAAATTTGTTAATGCTTTAGAAGGTGTAACAGTATCAGCAACTGCAGCTACTGGCACTATTAACTATGATGTAACTACACAGTCTATTCTTTTTTATACATCCAATGCTTCAGCTAACTGGACTGTAAACTTTAGAGGCTCATCTGGCACAACTTTAAATACTGCAATGGCTACAGGTGAAGCAATCACAGTTGTATTCTTAGTAACTAATGGCTCAACAGCTTATTATAATAACGTAGTTCAAATAGACGGAACAACAGTTACTCCTAAATGGCAAGGTGGCTCTGCTCCTACAGTAGGTAATGCTTCTAGTGTAGATGCTTATTCATATTCTATTGTTAAAACAGGTTCTGCAGCATACACAGTATTTGCTTCACAAGTTCAATTTAAGTAGGATAAAACATGCCTTTATTACAACGTACTGGTGGTATGGGAGCTAAAGGTTTTGGGCTTACAAGCGTAAATACGTTTAGCTTTATAGCTACAATATCATCTAATACTACAAGTTATAATTTAGTTACCGCAGCGACAGCAGCAGGATGGAACGGTGTTGCTCCCCTTATTGCGAATATTACTGTCAATAATGGTGTATCTATTGCTGGCACAGGCGATACTACAAGTTCAGCATTTATTTTAACTAGCACAATACCTACAAAAAGTATTATTACGCTTACTAACAATGGCACTATATATGGTGCTGGTGGTGCTGGCGGTAGTGGTTATGGTGGAGTGGTACAAGAAGCAGGTAACGTAGATGGTGTAGGATTTGGTGGTGATGTTCCTAGTAACCCTTATGGTGACTCTAACCCAGCTACAAACGGTCAATCTGGTGCGAATGGCTCTACAGCTATTTATGTGACTACTGATTGTACGTTTAATATATATAACTACGGCACTATAACAGGTGGCGGCGGTGGTGCAGGTGGTAATGGTGGCAATAACTCTGGTGGTGGTAATGGAGGTAATGGAGGCATTGCTTTAGTAGAAACAAGCACTCCTACAATTACACTTTATAATCAATCAGGTGCTACATTTGGTGGTGGTGGTGGTGGTGGTTCTGGTTGGGGTAATCGTAATGGAGGTTCTACTGAAGGTGGTTCAATAGGTAATAATGCTATTAAAACAAGTGACGGTGGTGGTAACTTTGGAACTCTTGGTACAGCAGGTCGTTCATCTACCAATAATGCAACAACACTATTTTCAGGTGCAGGCACACATACACTATGACAACACAACGTATACAATTTAAAGACTGGTTACCTGACCAACCTAGTATCTTAGATACAGTATCAGAAGCTAATAACGTTATTCCTTTAGCTGTAGGATATGGTCCGTTTA